TGTTAGACCACATCATCGCTGAGTACAAGAAGTACGAGGTGAAGAAGAAGTCTGACAAATTCTACATTCCCGATTTCTACCCGACCTACCGGGCCTGCGTAGAAATGGAGATGAGGCTTCGTATTCACTCCGACTACGATGCTTTCCCGGAAAAGCTATTCAAGGAGAAAGCTCCGAACGAGCTTCCCCACGAGTTCAACTACCGCAAGAACATCTACAAGCCTATCACCGTGCCTTACTTCCATAAGGCCGTGAACATTGCCGGGCGCGTGTGGAACCGGCAGAACTACGAGATGCGCTTTGATGACGCTTCCGAGGAGCGTTACTTCACCGAGGACTACCCTCGCTTTGGTTCTTTGGAGAACTACTTTCAGCAGATTGTGAGCTTTATGACCTTGACCGATCCCAACGCGGTCTTGGCGATTATGCCTGCCAACCTTCAATACTTTGAGGACGGCACATTCAACGACACCGTTGAAACGACCCCGGTGGCCCATTGCTTTCACTCTAAGCGCGTTTGGGCCTGGAAGGAGAACGAGTATGCCATCATTAAGGCCGACTACGGCTCGGAGGTGGAGAATGGCCGTACCAAAACGGACGATGGCCTTGTCTTCTTCGTCTTTGACAAGAACGAGATTCAGATAGCCAAGCAGGTGGGCAAGAAGGCTGACTACACCTTTGAGATTGAGCTTTACTACAAGCACGATATGGGCAAGATGCCCTGCACTCGTTTGGGCGGTATTTCGGTGCAGGAGCAAGGGGATTACTATTTCCAATCCTTCTATACTCCCGCTATCCCGGCCCTTGACCAAGCCGTATGCGACTTCAGCACCTTGCAGATGTCCAAGTACAGCCACGCATTCTTGCAGAAATGGGAGTATGTGGATGAGTGCGACAAGTGCGGTGGTTCGGGGCAGACCGAGGAGGCTTTAGGCTTTGAGGAGAAGGTTGCCATTGCTTGCTCCAACTGTGGTGGTTCTGGCACGAAGCGGATGTTCGGGCCGATGTCGGTTTACCAGGTTCAGACCCCGAATCGCTTTACCTCGGAGGTAGAGACGAAGGTGAACATCCCCCCTGCCGGGTTCATTGAGTTGGATCCGCAGATTCTTGAGTTCTTGAACAAGCAGGTCATTACCAACATTCAGATGGCCTTTGAACTGTTGTCCATTGATGTAATGAACAACGAGAAGATTTCGGGCCGCGAGACCGCCACGGGTAAGGCCATTGACCGGGAGGAGCTGTATTCCTTCCTGCTTCGCTTTGCCAACACGGTCTTCCACGACTTTGAGTTCGCTATCAAGACGATTGGCGAGATGCGGTATGGCGCAGACTTTGCAATGCCTGCGATTCGCTATCCGCAGAACTTTGAGATGCGCACCGATGCCGAGTTGACTGCCGAGATTGAGAAGGCTCCGACCTTCAGCAAGGCGATGTTAGCGCAGCAGTATTTGGACACTCGCTTCCCCATTCAAGAGGAGAAATCAGCGATTATGAAGTTGGCGGTGCAGGCTGATCCATTGTTCAACCTGGAAACGAAGGATGTCTTGGCATTGGTTTCTACCGGTCTTGTCCCTAAGTGGAAGGCTATTCTGCACTTTGAGTTGGAGTCGCTGATTAAGACCGCGATTGCTCAGAACGAGAACTTCTTTGAACTCACATTGGAAGAGCAGAAGGAAGCCCTTGCGACCCTTGCGAAGACGCTTGTTCCGGCTGAAGAAGCCCCCAGAACGATGACTCCGCAGAGCGTGATGAATGCCCGCGCTGCCGTCCCTGCCCCTGCCGAAGAAGAAGAGGAAGAAACGACCTAACCCCTACTTATGACCTTAGAGCAGATTGCGGCCTCCAAGCAGGAAGGCTTGGACACGATTGGAGAAGAGTTTGGCAAGAAGGTTGACAAGTCGCAGGACGAGCTGCTCGTTTTGCTTCTTTTGATGCTCTCTAAGCTCTCCTACGACACCGAAGGCAATCTCCTATCCACCACCGACAATTACGCCCGTGTAGAGGCTCTGATGGCCGAATTTAAGGATGCCGTATCGCGGAGCAGTTATTACGATGCGTTGGTGTTTTTGGCGAAGAAGATTGACACGCAGGCCGACTTGACCAAACAGTATTACGACAAGTTGGGCTTTGATGTGAACTCGGCTTCGGAGGTCGGTTACGAGGAGCAGATGCGGTCAATGTTTGACGATTTGACCAACCTTGAGACGAATCTATACGCTTATATACGAAACTTTGTCCTTGCGTCCATTGCTTCGGGTTCGGCCCGATCGCTTTTGGAGGGAGGGATTAGCGAGATAATGGTTGGCGGTGGCCCTGACAAGAAGGGTCGCTTGTTCAATATGGCGGTCTTGACTGCTGACACGATGTTTGCGGTGATTGACCGTTCCTTCACCTACGCTCTGGGCAAGGCTTTGGGCATTAAGAAGTTCAGGTATGCCGGAGGATTGGTGAATGATTCGCGCCCTTTCTGCGTGTCAAGGGATGGCAAGGTTTTTGATGAGGGAACGATCCGTTCGTGGGGAAGGTTGGGCGATTGGAAGGGTAAGATTCCCGGCACGGACGAGGCCACTATTTTCATTTATTTGGGAGGCTATCGTTGTAGGCATTGGCTTGTTCCGCAAGTTTGAATGCCCATTTTTGTTTATATTTGCACCATAAACCCTTAAACATATGAATGATGAAATGAGAGGCAGGCGCATTCGCGCTATCAAGTCAAACGGTCAAGTCGTAATGATTAGCCGTGAGACCGCAAGAAGCACCGGGTTCTTGAAAAAGTACGGCATCCGCATTGAGGATGAAGCCTACTTGAATCCCCAAAACCAAGTGGCCGAACGGATCTTGGAAGCCCCTAAGCGCAGGAGAGTGATCCAGGCAGAAGAGCCACAAGTTATTGTTTCGCAGTCTGCCGAAACGATGATGGAGCAAACCCCCGAAGTACCTGGAGAGGAAGAGGCTGAAGAGTCATTCCCCCAAGAAATACCAACCGAAGAAACACCAACCACTAAAACCCGTAGAAAATGAGCGTAGATTCCAAAGAGATGGCCAAATGGCTATTTGACCAAGACAAAGAGTTTGCATCCCTTGATGAGTTCAAGGAAGAACTTGCGAAGAAGTATGTGTCCCGTGAGGTGGCCGTTGACGATGAGGACATCCGCAATCGCGTAACAGGCAAGACTCTCGGAAGCCTTGAGACCAAGTTCAAAAGAGCTTTCAACTTGACCGAGGACGATGTAAAGGGCAAGAAACTGTCCGATTTGTTTGAGGTTGCCCAACAGCGTATCAATACGCAGATTGAGGACTTGAAGGAGCAGGCCAAGAACACCGGGAAGGACGATGAGGGCTACAAGACCCAACTCGCTGAGTTGAAGAAGCAGAAGAGCGAATACGAAACCTTAGCGGGTGAGTTGACGCAGAAGCTTGAGCAGAAGGAGGTTGAGTCGCAGAAGGCGATTGACAATTACATCATTAACCAAGAGGTGATGAAGATTAAGTCATCCCTTTCGTGGAGCGATTCGGTCAATCAGTTTGCCAAGAAGGGCTTTGACTTAGAATTGAATGAACGTTATATCTTTGCATTGTCGGACGGGAAGTTGGTGGTGACGGACAAGAACGGAAGCCAGATCAAGAATGAGAAAGGCACGGGCTATCTGACACCTGAAGAGTTGGTTCGCTCGGAGGCTGACAAGGCTCAAATGCTCAAGAAAGCAGGAGAAGCCGGGAAGCAAGACCGAGAGCCAATTCGGACAACGACCTCTGGCACAAAAGAAGGAACTCGCGAACGGTTCTTGCACCCAAGGGCCGCGAAGCATAGAGAAGAGATTAGCGCACGATGATGTGTCGGGGGGACAATAAGCCCCATAGTGCCTGGCTTGGCAAGAAATAGCCGACAAACCTTTCTTTCATTCCAAAAAAATGTCATACGCTTTTTCATCTTTCGTATCGTGTCCCGACATCCAAGGTCGTTTGGACGATGGCTATTTCAATGCCGATCCAACGATGTTCCCCGGACACATCAACACTCTTCGGGCTGTCACCTCCCCGATGAACGAATCTGGTATCATCCAAAACCAGATTGACACCAAGAACGGCCACTACCGCCAGGTTGAGGTCGTGTACCAGCCTCGTATGAACGATGCCGGGACTTCCACTTCTGCTGAGTTGAACTGCGCTGCCGGGCCAACTTACGGAGAAACCTCTACCGTTTACAACATTGACCCTGCCACCGGTGCTTCTCGCAGGTGGTCGGTCAGCCTTGACGATTTGGCTCCTCGTTGTGAGAATGACGAGAACTATATCGCTCGGCAGTTGGCGATGAACCTTCAGGCTCTCAAGCGTTTTATGAACGAAGAAGCCGTGAACTACATCTCTACCAACTTCGGTAAGTTTTCCTTCGGTGCAGGTTCTACTGTGAATGGCACTCGCACCTTGATGACCACCAAGACCAAAAACACCACCAATGGTTGGTTCTTGGATGATTATCTCTCCGATGTGACCTATCAGTATCAGCTTGCTGAAGGTTGGGATCGCCCTATCATCATCGGTGGCGAGCTTTCTCACAAGTATATGACGGCTCTCAAGTCGCATTGCTGTGCTACCGTAAACGTTGACCTTCAGTCAATGATGAACTCAGACGCTCAGTCTTACTTCTTCTTTGAGCCAAAGGCCGACACCACTTTCGGTGCAGGTGAGTTCGCAATGATTGCTCCCGGTGGCGTTCAGTTGATCCGCTACAATGCTTTCCGTGGTGCTTCCGGCATCCGCGTAATTGATGACCAATCCATCAAAAAGGGTACGATTTCCGACCCTGAGACCGGGCTTGAGTTTGACTACTACGCTCAGTTGGATTGCAACACCTGGAAGTTCTTCTTGGGTCTTTCCTATAAGTATGTTGATCTCCCTGCTGACTTGTTCTTCGCAACCGATGAACTGTCTGGGGTGAACTACATCTTTGAAGGAAGAGTGAACAACTAATCTCCACTTGGGTTTAGTGCGAGAAGGGGGTGCGAAAGCATCCCCTTTTCTTTTTGTACCTTGTACCATTGATTTTTAGTAACTTTGCCTTATGAGTTGTTGGAATAATGTCATCGGGATTCGCGGCCTCTGCGACCCTGCTGTTGAGCCTATCAGCGGCCTCTACATCAATGATTTGACCGGCATTAGCCTTGCCGACCTTGATTCGGGGGTTAATGAGGAGGACAAGACGGCCTACACCTTGATTCAGCGCAAGATTGACCAAGCGGCCAATATGCTGAAGGCCGAGTCCTTGGCTTACTTGCAGAGCCGTTGGAACTATACCACTTCATCTTGGAATGGCGATTTGGGCTTCTATGCCGAGTCCGTTCAGCCTTTGGCTGCTTCGGGTGTATGGAGAGGCATCGGGATGCGCTATCGGCAGGTGGATTACATCTCCGTGACGATTACTTCTTTGAGCCTCTTGTTGCCTTCTTCGGGCGTTGTCCCGGTTCGCGTGGTTGACTTGAGGACGGGCGTGACTTTGGACACCTTCAATGTCAACTCGGTGGCTAATTCGGTGACGAGGCTTGTGGTGAACAAGACCTACCAATCCAACGGTCAGATGTTGAATTTGGCGGTGCTTTACGATGCCACCACGAAGGCTTCCTTCCAAACGAGCCTGTATGCGACCTACGGATGCGGTGGATGCGGTCGGGGTTATCGTTGGTCGGAGAATATGCTTGAGCGGGCCATTGAGATACCCACGGGCGGTCAGTTGATTGAGAGCAACATTTCGGGGGGCGGTTTTACCGGGGGCTTGAGTGTTCAATACCAAGTCGCTTGCAGTTTTGAAGCATTGCTCTGCGCCCACGTTGCGCAACTTGGCTATCCATTGCTTTACAAGACCGGGATGTTGTTGTTGAAGGAGATGGAGTTCTCCAAGAGGCTGAATGGGATTATTGTATTCAACCGGGATATGAACCAAGAGTTGAGCAACTACTATCAGGCTCAATACGACCAATATATGCAACGCTACTTTGAGCAAGCCACTTTGCCCGAAAACGGATGTTTTGCTTGTAGGCAGAGGGTGCGTCAGGCATCTTTCATACCGTGACACTTGATGAATATATCACCAAGATTCAAGGGCAGAGTTCTTCTCTGAAGAGCAATTTAGTTGCTGCCTTGGATGAGTCTGCGCCTGCAACGCATAGCGACCAGGTGTTGCCCCGCATCTTTGAGAAAGGCTTAAAGCCTGATTTGGGGAAGATTGGTGATTACGCAAGCGACAAGTACAAGGAAAAGAGGCGCAAGAAGGGTTTGCAGGTCGCATTCATTGATATGAAGTTCAGCGGTGATTTGAAGAGCGAGTTCAGCAAACCAACTCGTAGAGTTACCGGGAAGACCCCATCTATTTCCTTCAATGTCTTGAGTTCTGAAAATAAAGAGAAAGTCGTTGATAACGAGAAGCGTAGGGGTACTATCTTTGGGTTGTCTGCTCCCGAAAAGCAGTATTTCGTTGATTTATTGACCCGAACCTTTTTCGCTAAAGTCTTCAAATGATAGTTACCCAGGTTATTGACGAGATATTCGCCCGGCTGAACGCCTACAAACTCGTTCGGCATACAGGCTTTGCGGAGTTGTTGCCGGATCGTGATGGCAAGATTATCCCTGCGGTTTACTGCTCCAACGGAGAGTACCGCCACGTTATTGACGATTACGATTGGAGCGAGGGCATTGCCTTCATTCGCTACAATGGCCGGGAGCGCGCGGAGGTCACGGAGGAGAACAACTTCATTGGATGTCAAGACCTGCTGAGAATCGTTTATCCCTTGCGTCTTGTGATTATCGGTCGCAGGAAGGGTAAGAGACCTTACGAGGTGAGTTCGCTCGTCCAGAGCAAGATTACGGGCCTCTACGAGGCTTTGGCGCAGACTGTCGGTGCGGTGAGCGTTGATGTGTTGGGTGTGAGTGCCGGGTATTCTATTAAGGAGAACCTGGAGAGCGAGTTTGAGGGGGCGAAGATTGTGTGGGACACGAACTTCTATATCATTACGCTTGACTTGGATGTTGAGGTGGTGGGTGATTCATCTTGTTTGAACACCGAGGAGCCTTGTTGAAATCGTATATTTGACCTGTAAATAAAGATTATGGCTATTGAAACAAGACCGGTTTTGGATGCGGCCTCCTTGGTCGTGAAGAACGAAACGGGCATTG